TTCGCGCAGTCGTCCGGGTCGGAGAACGTCACTTCATCCCATGAGGTGCGGGCCGGGCGGCTGCATGGAGAGACCGAAATACACCCTAAGAATGAAAGGGTGAATCGGCCTGATGACCACGCGAGGCTGGCCGGAGAGACCGACGACGGCGAGAAGCTCCTCGAGCTGGCCACCCGCGCCGCGAACGCGATCCTGGACGCGCAGGGGTGGGTCACGGTCGGCCTCGTGCGCGTCCACCTCGAGCGCGAGCAGCTCCTCGCGAATGACGGGAAGGAGCGGCTCGACGCCCTGGGCGCGCTCGGCCGGCGCATGGGCCTCGTCTCCGTCGGCGTCGAGCGGCAGCCCAAGGAGCTCGGCGTCACGCATGGGAACCGCGGCACCGTGTGGGTGCGGCCGAGCAGGGTGCGCGAGTATTTCGAGGAGCACCGCCCGAGCCGGGGGGCTGCCTGATGGCGCGGATCCGCACGATCAAGCCTGAGTTCGCCGGCGACGAGAAGATGGCGACCGTCTGTCGCAACACGCGACTGACATTCCTGTTGATGGTCTCCCAGGCGGATGACGAGGGCTACCTCGCCGCGGCGCCGCGGCAGCTGCTCGGCACGCTCTATCCGCTCGACGAGTCGGCTTCTCAGGAGACCCTCGAGATGTGGCTCGACGGGCTCGTCGAAATCGGACGCATTCGGTGGCGTCGGACGCGGGACGGCGCCCGTGTGATCGAGCTCGTGAACTGGTCAAAGCACCAGCGCATCGACAAGCCGACCCCGTCGAAGATCAAACCGCTTCTAATGCCCCTCGCGGAATCCTCGCGAGGCGTTCGCGAGCCGCCCGCGAATGTCCAGCGCATAGAGCGGGAAGTAGGAAGAGGAGTAGGAAGCGGAGTAGTAGATCTTCCCGAAGGGGAGGCGAGTCCACATTCCCGTGTGGACAACCGCTCCGCTCCGCCTGCTGCTCACGCAGCTGGCAACAGCAACATCCACAGCGGAACCGCCCCGCTGCCCCACCAGGCGAAGAAACTCCTCCGCACCTGCTACGGGACCGCCCCGGAGCGCCGCCAGGCAGACGTGCATCGGCAGCTCCTCGAATCACTCGGGAAAGGGGCCTTGTTCGAGAAGGGCGAACGGGTGAAGGCCGTCGACGTCGATCACCTGGACGATACCTGCCGGCGCGTCCTGGCGGATCCACCCCGCAAGAGCGACGCCGCGATTCGGCTCGTGCTGATCAAGCTGCGCGACACCTTCGGCGAGGTGCGAGCTGCACGCGAGAAAACACAGCACCCGGCGGAGCCGCCCCGCCAGCGCAGCACGAGTTCCGGCCCCGTGCGCATCGGCGACGCGATGAGGACCGCGGGATGACCGAGATCATCGCTATGACCAACGCCGTGCGCTGGTCCCGCATCCGGCGTCTCGAGGCTCACCTCACGAACCGCGGCGGGCTCGACTATCCCGAGGCCGAGCGCGATGTCCAGGTCGCGCTCGAGGAGCTCCACCACCACCTCGCCGACGCGTCGAACCTCCGCGTGGAAAAGGCCCTCGTGTGGGAACAGGTCAACCGGGAGGAGCGTCGAGGGCGCTGGCTCAGCTGGGCCGGCATCGCCTCGCTCTGGGCCGTGGCCGGATTCCTCGCCTGGAAGGTGGGGTGATGCTCACACACCTCGAGGTCCGCATCGAAGGTGCCGACGACCTCAGAAGCTCACTGAGTGGACTCGCCGGCCAGATCCCGTTCGCCACAGCGTTAGCGATAAACGCCGTGCTGAACGATGCGCAGGCGGCCATCCGCGCGACGCTGCCAGGGGAGTTCACGCTCCGTCGCCCCGAGTTCATCGAGCGCACGATCTACATCGGCCCGCAGGACCGGGCCCGCAAGGATCGCCTCGAAGGAACGCTCCGCGTCAACCCCGAGCGGGACTTTCTCTCGAAGTTCGAGGAAGACCGCGCGAAGACGCCCACGCGCTCGCACACGCTGGCTGTGCCGGTGTTCAGGTCCGGAGAGCCCGCGCGCATCATCGGGCGCAGCGACCCACTCCACGTGAAGAAGCTCATGGCTGCGATCGCGAAGGGCGGGTCACGTGGCTTCGGTGCGGGCACGCTCGGCGTCATCAAGCATCGTCGAGCGAAGGGCATGCACGGTCCGCAGCAGCAGGAGCTGGTGTTCCTCATCAAGTCGAGCAAGGGCACGTTCCTCGTACAGCGCACCGGCGCGACGAGCACGCGCGTGCTCTACGCCTTCAAGCCGCGCGTCGCGATCTCGCCCGACCTGCACTTCAAGGAGATCGCACTGAAGACCGCCGAGGCCAACTGGGAGCGACGCGCGAGCGAGGCCATCGACCGCGCGATCGCGACGATGCGATGACCGACGAGCGCGGTGTGTCGAAGCGCGACGGCGCGGGTCCTTCCCAGCGAATCCACCGCGGGGTCCGCGCAGACGGCACTATATGTCTATATACCGCAACAAGATAGCAATGCGGCTGTTGTCTCGGTCGCTTCCCTCCCACTCGACGGCGCGTGCTCCTCTCTGACCGGAAAAGGGCCAGAATCTACGCTGCTGGGATGGAGCGTCACCGGGCCGGCGACCTCGCCGGCGCGCTCGCGCACTACGAGCAAATGCTTGAGGCGGACCCCTCGGATCCAGCCGCGCTGCACCAGGCGGCAATCGCCGCGCGCCAACTCTCGGCTCTCCGGAAGCAGCATGGGAAGCCGGGGCTCGACGAGGAATGCATGCGGCTCATGTCGCTGGCGATCGCGGGCGCGCCGACGAACGCCGCTGCGCTCCACAACTTCGGGAAGTTCCACCAGGACCGCGGCGACTTGATGGCCGCGCAGGCGGCCTATCTCCGCGCGCTCGAAATCGACCCGAAGCAGGCGGCGACATGGGTCAACCTCGGGAACATCCTGATGGACCTGGGTGATCGCCAAGCCGGCGAAGAGTGCTGGGACCGCGCCTGCGCACTGCCGCTCTCCGCAGGCGACCCCTTCTTCAACCGGAGCTTCGTGAAGCTCGCCCGCGGCGAATATCGGGAGGGGTGGCGCGAGTACGAGCAGCGCTGGGCGGCGCCGGAGTTCCTGAACTCCTACGGGCGGCCCGACCTCGTCGCCCCGTTCTGGAACGGCGGCCAGTTCCCCGGCACGCTCCTCCTCCACGGTGAGCAGGGCGCCGGCGACATGCTCATGATGGCGCGGTACGTCCCGCTGGCCGCGGCGCGCGGCGGCCGCGTGATCCTCGAGGTTTACGACTCGCTGGTCGGGCTCCTTCGGCGCGCCTTCCCTGAGATCGAGGTCTTCGCGCGCGGGGACACGTTCGGCGGGTACGCGCTGCAGCTGCCGATGATGTCGCTGCCGGCCGTGATGGAGACGACCCTCGACACCGTGCCGCCGCCGATTCCGTTCGTGCCCTGGAAGCCGCGGCCGCGGCCGGAGCGGCACGTCGGTGTGGTGTGGGCGGGGTCGCCGACGCATCCGAACGACCGCGCGCGCTCAATGACCGTCGAGGCGGCGGCCGGGCTCGTCGCGCCGATCGATGGGATCCGCTGGCGGTCGCTGCAGATCGGGACACGCGAGCTCGAGCTCGCAGGACTCACGCCGCCGGCGGTGAATGACTTCCTCGACACGGCCATCCTGCTGTCGAAGCTGGACGCCGTGATCACCGTGGACACGTCGGTTGCGCACCTCGCCGGATCGATCGGCGTCCCGACGTTTCTCCTCGTGCCGGTGCACGCGGAATGGCGCTGGCTCATCGATCGCACCGACTCACCCTGGTATCCGTCGATGGCGATCGTGCGGCAGCCGGCCGCCGGCGACTGGCCGGGCGTGGTCGCATCGGCCCGCGCGCAGCTCGTCGCACACTTCACCCTCCGGAAGGCAGCCTAGCATGGGCGGGACGTCTCTCGCATTCCGTCGCCGGTCGCGCGACCCGCTCTTCACCGATCGCGTATTCGTCGGCGACGCGATCGACATCGGCGCCGGCCCGGATCCGCTCGGTCCTTGTGCCGAGTTCCCGAGGCTTCGACGCGTGCGGGCGTGGGATCAGGAGGACGGCGACGCGGTCGTCATGCGCGACCTCGACAACGAGAGTTTCGATCTCGTCTACTCCTCGCATTGCCTCGAGCATATCCGCGAGGACCGCATGGCCGTCGATAGGTGGTGGCAGCTCGTGAAACCACGAGGGCATCTCGTGGTCGTGGTCCCCGACTTCCGGACCTACGAGCGGGGCGTCTGGCCGAGCGTGCGCAATCGGGACCACAAATCATCGTGGCGGGTCGAGGATCTCATGCTGACGGTGGTCGCCGTGACGCCGTCGGTGCTCGTGCGATTCGAAACGCTGGACCTTGGGTTCGTCCCCGGCATCGACGCCGATCAGACCGCCACCGGCGGCTGTGAGTGCGGCCTGGAGATCATCATCCGGAAGGAACCATGACCGCGATCCTCACTGCTTCGAGGGTCGGCGTGCAGATCTGCCCGCCGTTCGACGAGTACGTGTCGCAATCCGTGATCCGCCTCGGCCAGTTCAGTGAGGCGGAGTTCGAGACGTGGAAGCCGTACCTGCCGGCCGACGGATTCGTGCTCGACATCGGCGCGAACTTCGGCGCGCATACGCTCGCCTTCGCGCGCGCGGTGGGCCGCGCCGGTCACGTGATCGCGGTCGAGCCGCAGTGGACGCTCTTCGCGTGCCTCTGCGGGTCCGCGGCGCTGAACGGCCTGGCCCAGGTGCGCGCCCGCTGGTGCGCGCTCGGGAAGGAGCCCGGCGTCGTCCGCGTGCCGCCGATCCGGTATGACATGCGCGGCAACTTCGGCGGCCTGGAGCTGGGAACGCCTGGCGCCGGCGAGGCCGTGCCCAGGTTCACGCTCGACAGCTGGGGGCTGGAGGACGTCGACTTCGTGAAGATCGACGTCGAGGGGATGGAGTACGAGGTGCTCGAGGGTTCGGAGAACACGATCGCGCGCTGCCGGCCGGTGCTGTCCGTCGAGGCCGATCGCGAGGCGCAGGTGCCGGACCTTCTCCGGTGGCTGCGCGCACGTTCGTATCGCATCTGGTGGCACCGTCCCCCGCTCGGCCCGATCTGGCCGAACGTCGTCTCGATCAACCTGCTCGCGCTGCCGGAGGAACGCGTGGACCTGCCGGATCCCGTCGGCTTCGTCGAGGCCGTGGGTGCCTGAGAAGGCGAAAGCCGAGGTCTGCGACCTCTTCGGCCTCTCGCCGCAACAGATCGAGCGCTACTTCAAGGCCGGGATGCCGCACCGAAAACGGGGGCGGCGTGTCGTGTTGCCGTGGCCCGAAGCGCGGATCTGGTTCTTCAAGTACCTGGAGGAGAAGGGGTACCGACGCGCGGCCCCGAAGACCCTCGACGAGGCGCGACAGCGGAAGGCCTCGGCGGAGGCGGAGATGATGGAGCTGGAGCTCGCGAAGGCGCGCGGAGAGCTGATGCTGCTCACCGATTACGAGCGGCTCGTCGGCGATGCGTTCGGCCGCGTGCGCGCGCGGCTCCTGAACTTCAGCCAGCGGGGTGCGGGGATCGTCCTGGGCGCGGCGTCCGTGCAGGAGGCGCAGGCCCGCCTCGAGCCGCTCGTGCGTGAGGCGATGGACGAGCTCCACCGGGCGGACGACATCCCGGAGCCACCCCCGGACGAGGACGAGATCGAGGAGGACGGTGACGACGGGCCACGCGACTGAGCGGCTCGAGGGCGCGACGAAAGCGCTCCGCATCGAGCGCCGGCTCCGCGCGCGCCTCTTCGCTCCGCCCCCGAAACTGACCGTCTCCGAGTGGGCGGACCTGTACCGACAGCTGACGGGGGAGTCTTCGGCCGAGGCCGGCCAGTGGCGCACGGATCGCGCGCCGTTCCAGCGCGAGATCATGGACGCGGTCTCCGACCCCACGGTGGAGCGCGTCGTGTTCGTGGCGCCCTCGCAGATCGGCAAGAGCGAGATGCTCATGAACGTGATGGGGTTCTACATCGACCAGGACCCCTCGCCGATGCTGATGGTGCGCCCGGGCCTCGACGACGCGCGCGATTTCTCCGAGGACCGCATCAAGCCCATGATCGCCGCGTCGCCCAGGCTCCGGTCCCGGATGCGCCGCGGCGACGGGCGCCGGAACGCCGGCGACAAGATGCTGCGGAAGTCGTTCGACGGCGGGCACCTTACGCTGGTCGGCGCCAACTCGGCCACGGGGCTCTCCTCGCGGCCGATTCGCATCGTCCTCTTCGACGAGATCGACAAATATCCGCCCTCCGCCGGCGACAAGGGCGACCCGATCGCGCTGGCCGTCAACCGCACGAAGAACTTCTGGAACCGAAAGCTCGTGCTGGTCAGCACGCCGGGGGTGAAGGGCGTCTCGCGCATCGACAAGGAATGGCAGGAATCCGACCAGCGACGCTGTTACCTGCCCTGCCCGCATTGCGCGCTCCTCCAGCACCTGCAGTGGAAACAACTCGTCTTCGACGACGCCGCATACGCCTGCGAGGGCTGTGGCGCTCTCATCCCCGAGACGGAGAAGCCGCGGATGCTGGCCGGCTGGGTGTGGCGCGCGGAGCGGCCCGAGGGGCGCTTCCCGGGGTTCCACCTCAACTCGCTCTACTCACCGTGGACGACCTGGGCGGAGTTGATCGTCAAGTTCCTCGCCGCGAGGAAGTCGCGCGACACGCTGCAGGTGTTCGTGAACGAGGAGTTCGCGGAGGTGTGGGACCCGATGGATGGCGAGGGGATCGACACCACGGCCCTCAGCGAGCGTCGCGAGAAGTACGCGGCCGAGGTGCCGGCCGCCGTCGGCGTGCTCACGGCCGCGGTCGACGTGCAGAAGGACCGGCTCGAGCTGGTGGTGAAGGGCTGGGGCGCCGGGCAAGAGTCGTGGCTCATCGAACACCGGCGGTTCTACGGCGACCCGGGTCGCAACGAGGTGTGGGAGCAGCTCGACGTGTGGCGGACGAAGCGGTACGCCCACGAGGCCGGCGGCGCGCTCACGATTCGCGCGCTGTGCATCGATTCGGGCGACCAGACGCAGACGGTCTACGGCTACGTGCGGCCGCGGCAACGGAAGGGCGTGTTCGCGACAAAGGGCTACTCGGTCCGCGGGAAGCCGATCATCAGCCGCCCGAACAAGGCGAACAAGTACGGCGTGCGCGTGATCCCGATCGGCACCGACACGGCGAAGGACATCGTCTTCGCGCGGCTCAAGAACGAGACGCCTGGTCATCCCGGCTACATGCACTTCCCGACCGTGCAGGCCGAGGGCGCCGATGACGAGTACCTCAACCAGTTCGGGCGCGAGAAGGTCTTCCTCCGGTACGTGAAGGGAGTCCCGATTCGGGAGTACCGCGTCGTTCCCGCCGGCGCGCGGAACGAGGCGATCGACCTGGAGGTGCTGTCCTTGGCCGCGCTCCACCTGCTCGGCGCGAGCGTTTACGACAAGCTCGCGCTCTGGGTGACGCGCGCGCAGGCGGCCGGTGCCGCGGCGCCGGCGCGGCCGCCCGGCGACCGGCCTGCCGCGGCGACCACGCTCACCGCTGCCCCGCCCCCGCTCTCGCGCCGCCGCCCGCCGCGGCCCGGCGGGTGGACGAACAAGTGGCGTCAATGATCCCCGCGTTTCGGCAGGCCTGCGCGGATCCGGCGATCGCCGGGCAGCCGCTCAAGGTGCTCGGGTTCCTCAACGACCGCCTCGACGTCGTCCTTTTCCGACGCGTGAAGATCTTCGCCGTCGCGGAGCAGCTGCACATGCACGAGGGGAACGTCGCGCGCGCCCTCCACCTGCTCATCGACCGCGGCTATCTGCACGCGCGCGGAGGCCGGCGGGAGCGCCGATACCGACTCGTCTACTCCCGGAGCGATGACGCGGCCTGACTTCCATTACGCAAGTAGTGGAGGGGCAAGGACATTGATCGCGTAGCGGCGCCCGGCCATCCTGCGCGGCGTGAGCGCCACGCCGCCCTACGGTCCTCCCGCACAGCTCATCGCGGGGGATTCGCTCGACTTTCTCGTTCGCGTGCCCTCCGACCTCGCGGGATGGACGGGCGCGGCGCGGCTCGTCGGCAGGAGCGCCATCGAGGCGACGACGGTCGCGATCTACGCCGGCACGAGCGCGCTCCAGGTCTACTTCAACGCCGCGGCGACCGGGAAGCTCCTCCCCGGCTCGTACCAGGTCATTGTCACGGTCTCGAGCGGTGCGGACCGGCAGACGATCGGGACGTATCGCCTCGACGTCTCCGCTGACCTGACGGCCGCCCTCGATGGCAGCGCGCTCCAGCACGCGGAGAAGATGCTGACGCTGGTCGAGGCCGCGCTCGAGGCCCGGCTCTCGGGGGCGAGCGACGGCGGCATGGAGGAATACGAAGTCGCGGGACGCCGGATCACGAAGATCTCGACGCCGGACCTGAAGCGTCTCCGCGCGCAGTATCGCGGCGAGGTCTACACGCTCCGGAACCCGGATCGTCCGATCGCGCGCGTGAAGGTGCAGTTCGCCGCGGCCGGCAACGTGCCCGAGAACCTCCGCCGTCGCTACTCGTGAAGAAGCCCGGCCTGCTCGATCGGCTTCTCCGTGCGGTCGGCCTCTCGCGCACGCCGCAGAAGCGCGGCGGGTTCCAGGGCGCCGTCTTCAACCGCCTCACGAGCGACTGGATCAAGGCCTCGCTCCGCTCCGCGAACATGGACCTCCGGGGCGACCTGCGCACGCTCCGGGCCCGCTCGAGGGACAGCGTGCGCAACACATCGCTCGGCGTGCGGTTTCACCAGCTCGTGCGCGAGAACGTGGTCGGCCCGCACGGCATCCGCCTGCAGGCGAAGAACGCGTTCCAGAACGGAAAGCCCTATGAGACCGCGAACACCGAGATCGAGGGCGGCTGGGAGCGCTGGTCGAGGCTGGGCGTCTGCGATGCGAGCGGGAAGCACTCGCTCAAGGAGTTCCTCGCGCTCGCCGCGGCGAACCGCGCGATCGACGGTGAGATCCTGATCCGGAAGATTCGCGGCAAGCAGCGGAACGGCTGGGGCTTCTCGGTCCTGCTGATGGATCCGGACCTCCTCGACGACAACCTGCACCGCGAGCCCGTCGACGGGCTGAACGCCATCCGCCAGGGCGTCGAGATCGACGAGATGCACCGGCCCGTCGGGTACTGGTGCTTCACGCGCCACCCGAGCGAGGCGCTCGCCAGCTCCGAGCGGATCCGCTACCCGGCCGAGGACATCATCCACGTCTTCCGGTCGATGCGGCCCGGGCAGTCGCGCGGCTATCCCGACCTCGCGCCGGCCATCCTCTCGATGAAGATGCTGGACGGCTACATCGAGGCCGAGCTCGTCGCCGCGCGCACCGCGAGCGCGACCATGGGCGCGATCGAGACGAGCATCGACGCCGCCGACTCCGTCAGCATCGAGACGGGCGCCGGCGAAGTGCCGCTCGAGGCGGAGCCCGGTGCCCTGCTCCAGCTCCTCGCTGGACAGAAGCTCTCGCTCTGGGATCCGCAGCATCCGACCAGCGCCTTCGACCCGTTCGTCAAGGCGATCAAGCTCGACGTCGCGACCGCCCTCGGCGTGTCGTACTCGGCGCTCACCGGAGACCTCTCGGGCGCGAACTTCTCCTCGATGCGCGCCGGGATGCTCCCCGAGCGCGACCACTGGCGGAGTGAGCAGCAGTTCCTGATCGAGCAGGTACTGGAACCCATCTTCGCCGAGTGGCTCCCGGCCGCAGCCCTGAGCCGGCAACTCGAGCTTCCCTCGTTCGACCTCGCGAAGTGGTCGACGATCAAGTGGCAGCCGCGCGGCTTCGACTGGGTGGACCCGATGAAGGACACACAGTCGGGCCTCATGGAGGTCGGCGCCGGCATCTCGACGCTTACCCAGCTCGCCGCCGAGCAGGGCCGCGACCTGGAAGACGTCCTCCGCGAGCGGAAGGCCGAGCTGGAGCTCGCCGATGCGCTCGGGGTGCCCCTCACGCTCGACGCGAACCCGAAGACGACGATCGCCGACGCCGCGGACGCCGGCGACGCCGCCACGAGCCCTGCGCGCGCCCTGCGCGTGGTGGGCGGGAGAGATCGAGATGCCGGCTGAAGCGCGCACGGCGGTGCTCTACCGCGAGATGGACCTCCGCGTGGATGCGGAGGAACTCGCGCGCCGAAAGGCCGCGCGCGCCAGCGCGGCCGCCGATGGCGCCTCAGGCGACGACAAGGAGACGATCCCCGTCGCGATCTCGAGCGAGAAGTCCGTCCTCCGCCGCGACTGGTGGGACGGCGAGCGCTACTACGAGGTGCTCGATCACGCGCCGGACTCGATCGACTTGAGCTACGCCACGGACGGCCTGCCGTTCGTCATGAGCCACCGCTCGTGGGATGGGGACAGCCAGCACGGGCTCGTCGAGGGGGTCAAGGCCGACAAGGACCGCGTCCTTCGCGGCGATCTCCGCATGAGCCACGCGGCCCGCAGTCAGGAGATCGCCGACGACATCGTGCGCGGCATCCGGAAGAAGGTCTCCGTCGGCTACATCGTCGGCGACGAGTACGAGGAGACCACCCCCGACGGTCCCGACAGCATTCCGACCCGGCGCTACACCGCCTGGATGCCGATCGAGGTGTCCGTGGTGCCCGTCCCCGCCGACTACGACGGCTCCGGCTTCGGTCGGTCCGCCGGCGAATCCGGCGACGACGTCATTCCTCCGCCGATCAGGGACGCGATCGAACGCTACCTGCAGCGCCATCCGCTCCACCGCGCCACCCGTTCCACCACCATCCCAGCGGCCGACAAGGCCAAGGAGCAGCACATGCCCGAAGCAGCTGCGGCCTCGCCGGCCGCCTCGGTGATCACCACCGATCGCGCGCAAGACCAGCACGACCCCGAGAAGCTCGGGCAGATCGCGACCCAGTACGGCGTCCAGGACCGCCTGCCCTCCTGGCTCGCGAAGAAGGCGACGACCGAAGCCGCCCTCCGCGAGACGACCGATGCGCTCGCCGGGCGAGCGAAGCAGCCGATCAAGCAGGAGCTCGGCGTCGATGGGCTCAGCGAGAAGGATGCGCGGAGGTACAGCTACGCGCGCGCGATCTTCGCGCAGATGGATCCGCGCACCGTCAAGGAGATGGGCGTCGACATCGGCCTCGAGCGCGAGGTCGGGGAGTTCCTGCGCGGCAAGTCGCCGAAGGCGGGGAACGGCCTCATGGTCCCGCTGTCGCTCCGCGCCGGCCTCGACGCGACGAACGCAACCAAGGGTCCGGAGCTCAAGTTCACGCAGCCCGGCGACTTCATCGAGCTGCTCCGGAACCGCATGGCGGTCACCCGCGCCGGCGCCACGTTCCTCTCCGGGCTCACGGGCCCGGTGAGCTTCCCGGCGCAGAACGCATCCGCGACCGCCGCGTGGCAGGGCGAGAACCCCGGATCCGACGCGTCCGACTCGAACCTGACGCTCACCACCGTCGCGCTCGCGTTCAAGACGCTGATCTCGAGCACGTCGTTCTCCCGACAGCTGCTCTTCTCGGCAGCCTCGGGCGGCTTCGACGCCGAGCAGATCGTCCGGAACGACCTGGCCAAGGTCATCGCGCTGGCCCTCGACGTCGCGGCCCTCACGGGCTCCGGCACGGGCCAGCCGCTCGGCCTCCTGAACAACACGTCGATCGGGTCCGTGACGCTCGGCGCCCAGGGCGGCACCGTGGGCTGGAACCAGATCGTCGACCTCGAGACCGCGATCGCGGACGCGAACGCCGACATCTCGACGATGTCGTACATCACGAACACGAAGCAGCGCGGCGTGATGAAGAAGGTCACGGTGCTCGGCAACACGGCTGGCGCCGTGCCGATCTGGGGGCAGGGCACGAACCCGGACGGCGTGGTGAACGGCTACCGGGCGGTCGCCAGCAACCAGGTGCCCCGGAACCTCACGAAGGGCACGCAGACCACGGTCTGCTCGGCGATCATCTTCGGCGCGTTCGACCAGCTCATCATCGGGCAGTTCGGCCCGGGCGTCGAGATCCTCGTCGACGAGCTCAGGCTCAAGAAGCAGGCCATGGTCGAGGTCACGCAGATGCAGTACGCCGACATCTGCATCAAGTACGCGGCAGCCTTCGCCGCGATCAAGGACGCCCTGTAGGGGCGAGGCCAACCCCTGACGCCGACGGTGCGCTGTGACGGTGGAGGAAGACCTCAGTGCGATGATGGCCGATGCGTCGCTCACGGTGCCGGTGGTCTACGGCGCCGTGACGGCGCGCGGCTTCTTCGACTGGGAGGACGTCTTCGTCCAGGACACCGTCGGCGGCCAGGTGCTCACGAACCAGCAGGTGCTCACCGTGAAGACGGGCGCAATCCCCGGCCTCGCGGACGACACGAACATCACCATCGACGGGACCGTGTACCGCATTCGCACCACGCAGAAGGTCGGCGACGGCAAGCTCACGAAGGTCGCCGTCGCATGATCCTCGAGTGCGTGCGGTCCCTGACCGACTGGCTCAACGACGGGACGAACGGTCTCGCCGCGCAGCTCGTCGTGATCCCCCGCGACGGCGCCGATACGGCGCCGCAGGTGGGGACGATCGCCGACGAGACGCGGAACAACCTCGTCGCCCAGGAGCGATTCCCCTCGACGCCTGGCGTCGCGGTGAACTCCGCCGGCCTGCCCATGCTCGACGGCGAAGTGACCACGGTCACGCGCGACGGGCAGGCCACGATCCATATCCGCGTCGCCCGCGCGGCCGCGGACTCGATGAACGCGACCCGCGACACGAGCTACATCCTCCGCGCGGCGATCCGGTCGCTCCGGCTCTTCAACGCCAGCACGCGGAACCGGAACAACATCGAGATCTACAGCTGCACGGAGCTCCGGCTCGCCGCGCTCTGGAAGCCGCTCGACGACCTCGTCGTGACGGGCGCCGTCGTGGGCACGTGGCAGTTCCGAGACACGGCCCCGTGACCGCCTCTCCCTCTTCTTCCACCGTGCCCGCTCGCGCGGGTGAGGAGTAACTCTCATGGCCGGCGCTCCCGCGAAACTCCTCCACGTCCTCGGCCTGCTGGCCAAGGAAGAGGCGACCTACGGCACGGCGGTCGCGCTCACGACCACGGCGGACGGGGTCCAACTCCAGTACCCGGACAAGAACGTCGCCGCGCCGTTCGAGATCGACTACAGCTTCGACGGCGACCTCGGGCCCTCGGTCGGCAACCTGGGCACGGTGAAGCGCGTGGGTCCCGCGGGACGCTCCATCCGGGGCAGTCTGCCGACGCGCTGCCGCCCCGGCGGTGCGGCCTACAGCGCCTCGGTGGTGTCGAGCATCCACCGGCTGCTCAAGGCCGCGGGTTTCGACGGCACGCTCTCCACGTCGACGGGCGCGGAGTCCTGGACATACAACCCGACGGCGCCAGGCTCGACATACACGTCGCTCACCGAGGAGCTCTACACGCGCGGGGAGAAGTGGCCGGTCGTCGGCATCCTCTCCGACCTCCAGGTCGACTTCGCCGACCCGAAGCCGCCGATCTGGATGTTCGCGCAGCAGGGCATCGTCTCGGCGCTGCCGACGGACGTGGCCGCCCCGGTCATCACGTACCCGCTCCAGTCGGTGTCGCCTCCGCTCGCCTCGGCCATCAGCTTCACGCTCGGCAACTTCACGAACGCGAACGCGGTGGTGATGTCGGGCAGCCTTGCCCTGAACCGAGAGCTCACCCCGCGCGTCGCCCTCTCGGGCGCCGCCGCGCACCTCGGCTTCGTCCCCGGTGCGCGCCGGCCGGAGCTGAAAGTTGTGCTCGAGGCGACCGCACTCACCGCCACACCGTTCACCGCGGCGGCCGCGTTCGATCCGTACAACCTCCGGGACTCGGCGCAGAACCTCGCCGTCGCGCTCCAGTTCGGCAGCACGCAGTACAACAAGTACGTGATCAACTTCCCGCAGGCGCAGATCATCGACGTCAAGCCGATGAACAACGGCCCGATCGCGACGGTGGAGCTGACGATTCGCGCCTACAACTCCACGGCAGTCTCGGCGGACGACGTCAACATCGTCTTCGCCTAGTCCTCCGTGTTCAACGCGGACGACTTCCGCGCCGCCCATCGCCCATGGGAGTTCGTGGTCGATGGGCGGCGCTTCGTCGCCCAACCGGTGTCGACGCCGGCCGTGCTCGCGTTCCACGCGGCGGTGCGCGGCCGCTCGCCGGAACGCGCGTTGCGCGCGCTCCTCCGTCGGGCGTTCCCGTGGCGGCCCAGCTACTGGTGGTTCGGGGATCCGGTGCAGCTGCTGCTCCGACTCGAACCAGCGGCCCAGCGCGAGGCCCTCGCGGATTTTTTCGGCCACCTGGAGGGCAAGCCGACGTCGCCCCTCCCGACCAAGATCCCCCAGACCCCTGGGACCAGCTCGCCCGCGATAACACCAGCCCCGACGGGCTGAGCGATGCCGCGCGCCTCGTCAGCCTCGAGCTCGCCTTCGTCCAGTGTGAGCAGGTCTACGGCGGCGCCTGGGCGCACGCGCCGGGCCGCTGGGGCACGGACGACGGGTGCGTGCCCTTCACGGTCTGCTGGGCCTACTGGCGGGCGCTGGAGATGCGGAGCGCCATGGACACGCTCGCGACCGCGCGCGCGATCGGACTCGCGTTCGCGGACGGGGCCGATGGCGCCAAGGCGCGAGGGGATGCGCTCGACGAGGCGCTGCCGCCGGCGAAAGGATAGCGACTGATGGCCCCGAAAGACGTCTCCTTTACGATCAAGGCGAAGGATGCCGCGAGCGCCGAGCTCAAGCGCATCGAGAACGGGCTCAGCCAGCTCAAGGGCAAGCTCTTCGACTTCGGCAACATCTGGAAGATGGCCCTGGGCTCTCTCGCCGGGTTCTCGCTCTCGGTCATCATCAAGGACATCCTCGATCTCGGGACCGCGGTCGACAAGGCGATGCGCCAGATCGCCGCCTCGCTCCCGACCGGCGTGGCGGGCCTCCGCGAGCTCAGCAAGACGATCGACGCAGTGGCCGAAGCCTCCGGGCGGTCCACGGAGGACATTCGCGCGGCGGCAGTCGAGATCGCACGGCTCGGGGTCTCGGGCCCGCAGGAGGTGCAGGCCCGGCTCCGGGCGGCCGTCACGTTCGCCGACGCCACGGGCGCCGACCTCCGGGAGACGGTGCAGGGCCTCGATCAGGTCATGGACACGTTCAGCCTCTCGGCAGCGCAGGCCGAACAGGCGCTCGCCGGGATCGTGTCGGCCGCGAGCGGCCGGACGGACGTCGAGAGCCTGTTCGCGGGGTTTCAGCGTGCGGCGCCGGTCGTGGCGAAGCTCGGCGTCGATGCGGAGACGACCACGCGAGCCCTCGTCGCGCTCCTCGATCGCGGCATGAACGCCAAGCAGGCCGGGGCTTTTCTCGCGAGCCTCGACGCCTCCGGCATTCGACAGCTCGCCAAGGAGGCGACGATCGGCGGCGATGCGCTGCAGCGGATGCACGAGAAGGCGGCGTTCGTGCAGGGGAGCGCCGAGCGAGCCACGGGAGTGCTCAAGAACCGACTCAGTGCGGTCCTAGCGGACATTGGTACGAAGCTGCTGCCACTCGCCAATGCGGGGCTCCAGATACTGAACAACGCGCTCGATCTCCTTGTCGGTAGGAACTGGGGCCAGATCATGGGCAACATCGGGCGATTCGGGCCCGGTGGTTTCGCCATGCCGACGACCCCGACCGGAAAGGGGGGCATTACGTCGTTCAGTGTCACATCGGACAGCTACGCCGCCGCCGGCGGCGCACGTGCGCCGCTCCCGCAGACGATTGCCGAACAGGAGAAGCTCTACAAGCTCACGCTCGAGTACGCGAGAGCGAAGCAGAAGGAGAAGGAGGCGACCGATGCCCTGAACGCGGCGGTGGAGCAAGAGCTTCGCCTGAAAAAGCAGCTCGCCGCCCTGCTCGCCGGGAATCTCCCGCTGTTCGGCTCGACGCAGTGGGGCGGGCGGGCGATGCCGAACATCACCGCTGGAACTGCGCCGGGCGTCAGCGACGCGCTGGAAAAGGAGCTCGCCGCCAGGATCGCCGCTGGCAAGAAGTTCACGGACGCCGAGCTCGAGGAGGTCCGCAAGCGGAACGCCGCGCAGCTGAAGGGGCTGACGGACGAGCAGAAAGAGGAGGAGCAGATCCGGAAGAACTTCCTCCGTCAGTTCCAGGAGACGTTCTCGGCCGGCGTCGCGAACATGCTCGCGCACGGGCTTGGCTCGTGGCGCAGTTTCTTCGATTCCCTCAAGTCGCTCTTCACCAGCGCGATCGGCGACATGGTCGCAAAGGCGGCGGCCAGCAAGCTCGGCTCCATCTTCACGCGGGAAGAAGCTCTCGCCGGCGGGAGCGGCGGGTGGGGCATCACCGCATCGGCCTCGGCGCTCGGCGTGGCCGGCGTGATCGTGGGCGCGTTCGCCGCCGTCGGGACGGCCATCGTCGCGGCGGGGAACGCGGCGAGCGAGGCGCTCATGGAGCAGCACCGGCTCCTCGAGTCGGCCATCGCGCGAGCGAAGGCCTACGCATCCACGAACAGCGTGCAGGACCAGATCGACGAGGAGACGCGAAAGTTCCGTATGGCCATGAAGGACCTGGGCGCGGACCCCCCCCGCACGGCCGTCAACCGTGAGGCGGAGCGACAGGCGGCGATTGCCGCGACGAGAGAGGCCTACGAGCGCCACGTCCAGGCGATCAGGGACGCCGCGAAGGCTGCCGATGAAGCCGCGGCAGCCGAGAAGCGGCTCACCGAACAGCGCGCGCAGATGCGGCGCGTGGACGACATGAACGACCTCGAAGTGCGCCGCCTGCGGTCGCAGGGCATGGACCGCGAGGCCGACGAGTGGGCGCTGCAGGAGAAGAATCGTCGCGAATACGACCAGGCTGTCGCGGCGGGGTGGAGCGATGCGGAACTCGCGTGGCTCCGCACGATCCAGCAAATGGAGTACGCGGCGTGGTTGGCCGCTCAGATCGCGGTGAAGGACCCCCTGACATTCGACCTGGGGAACCAGGGCAAGGGCATGTCGGACAAGTCGCGCACGCTGGTCGGGCCGGTGGACCTGCCGGGGCTTGTCAGCGCGAGCGGACTCGGCGGCACTTCCGCCAGCGTGGCCGCCTTCACTGCTCTGACGACCGTCCAGGGCGACTACATGGTGGACCACCTGCTCTCGATCCGCCGGGCCTCGGAATCGAGCGCGGTGAGTCTCGTGCGGCTCGTCGACGTGTGGGGCGATCGCGGGCGCGGCATCGACCGGGGCTCACCCGGCAGCGTCGGCGCCGGCGCGAACGTCGGCTCGGTCCACATCGGCCAGATCGGTCCGGTCCACGTGGGGGCCGGCGCCGATCGTGGCGCGGCCACGCAACTGCTCGACGAGCTCATCCGCGAGATCGACATCCGGTTCGGTCAGCGGAGCCTCCTCTCCGCGCTGTTCCGTGGCGTGGTGGGGCGGAGTTGAGTCAATGAGCGCCGCCCAAGTCTTCGTGAACGACATCGACCTCTCGGACTACGGCTTCGGCCTGAACGAGAACACCCGGGGCCACGCGGACAGCCCCGCGCTGTCCGACGTGTCGGTCCCCGTGGTGGGGTTCCCGGGCGTCCTCTGGGCTGGCGAGGAGACGGTCGTCACGCCCCGGGCACTGCCCGTGGGCGGGTTCCTGAGCGCGGCCACGAACGCGCTTCTGATCGCCGCCGAGGACAACCTGAAGGCCCTCTGCGCGGATGGCGCGGTCCGGATTCGGTTCGGCGATCGCACGGATCAGGAGTTCAGGAACGCCCGAATGCGCGCCTTCTCGGTGACGCCGCGCGGCGCCCTGAACGGCGTGGCCAGGAACATCGTCATCGAGTTTCTGCTCGATGATCCGCTGCGCTATCGCATCAATCCGGACGGCTACGCACTCACGACCGCCCGTGTGCGATGCCCACTCGGGACGGCGCCGAGCGCGCCGGTCATCATCCTCAGCACCGGCGGCTCCGCGACCGCCGTCGTGAATCCGGTGATCACCATCCGGAACGCTGTCGGGGCCATCGTGCAGACGATGACCTGTACGGGATCCATCGCACAGAATGATTTCTGGCGCGTCGATTCGGCGCGCGCGAGCATCACCAAGTCGATCGCCGGAACCGCGTCGGACGGGATATCGCTCTGGACCGCGGGGGACTTCGTCCTGCTGCGGCCCGCCGATGCATGGTTCGAGCAGGCCGCCTGGCCGACGGTCGAGCTCTCCTCCAGTGCCGGCGCCGCAGTCGGGGCGATCATGTACTGGCGGAGGTATCTGTGACGACCGCGCTTCCTCGAGCGGTGCGTCGCTCACGGTTCGGGTTCGACTGGCTCGCGCGCTTCTGTCTCGAGCAGTCCGATCAGGCGCTCGCGGCCATCACCGGGGAGACAGCGACATTCACGCGGAACGCGGCTTCAGGCGGTAACGACGCCGCCGGGGGGATATTCGCGCACGCCTACGCCCAGCCTGCGTTCGACTGGGAGGACCTCAACGCCGACGGCGTGCGCGAGACGGCAGGGCTGTTTCTCGATGGCAACTCCTCGCTGTACTTCGCCTACAATGCGACGCCGGCGCTCCGCACGCTCTGGATCGACGTCACCGATTTCCTCGCCACCGGGGCGAACAACGGGACGAGGATCATCGAGGTTGGTAACTCGGGATCGGCCGGAGCCTACCTCACCATCCGGCGCGCGGCCGGCGGGTACGACGCGGTGCACTACAACGGCTCCGCGACGGTCACCGCGACGGTGACCTGCACCGTGGTCGCCGGCGATCACATCCGGCTCCGGGTGTCGTTCGCGGCGAACGGGTCGGTCACGCTGGCGGTCACGCAGAACGCGAGCGCGGAGGTTGTCGGCTCTGCCACCGCGGCCAACGCACCAGCCGCAGTCTGGAACGCTGCCCGCGTCACGTTCGGCGCGGCCTACGGTGGCACCTCGAACTCCGGCACCTTCTTTGTGGTGCGCGACATCCCTGGCGCGCAGACCGCCGCCTTCATGCAGGCCGGATGACGGCGGCGCGGCGCTCGACCCTGCTCTTCGTGTGCGTGGTGGTCGCGCTCGTCGATGGCCGCTGCGTGATGACGCGGTAATGCCGTCGCTCTCCTACATCAAGCTCACCGACAAGCTCGCCTGCCAAGCGAGCCCCACCGTCTACGGAGTGCTGCGCCCGGGAGACTTCTCGGACGGTGTTGACATCCGCGCCGTCGAAGACGAGGAGTCGCTCCTCCTTCGCTATCCGCGTGTCGACGCGTCCGGCGCGGTGCGCGCGATCACGGCACAGATGCGAAGCGGCCGCGTTCTCACGGAAGTCTGGAATGACGCCACGATCGACGAATGGCGCGTCGGCCCCGTGGAAGATGGACGGGGTCAAGGTGGCCTCATCACCGTGCACGGCGTTCCGCTCGCGCTCGACTTGGCCGACCGCGCCGATTCCAGCTCCGGGAAGGGCTGGGTCTCCTCGCTCGTGAACGGCGTGCGGGTCTTCGACTTCACGATCAGCGAGAAGACGGCGGCTGAGATCTGGAGCACGTACATCCTCCCGGCCTGCCCGAGCCACGTCACGGCGGGCACCGTCACGCCGTCGATCGTGATCCCGTCGCTCATCGTGAGTCGCCTGACGCCCTGGGCGCTCGCGCTGGCCGTGCGGGACGCGCTCCGCCGCATGGACGTGACCTGCGAGCTCGACCTCCGGCGGAACGGGACGACCGACTATCAGCTCGACCTCGTGGCACAGATCGGCTCGAGCGCGACGACGCCGGTCTTCCATCCGAGAGCCTCACTGGCCTCACTCAAGCGGCGCACGGATCCCACGCTCCAGGCCACGCGGATCCTCGTGAAGGGCGCGCCGGCGCCGGACACCCTGCCGGGCATCCTCGGCCGGTCGCGCTGGAGGGGAGCGGCGCCGAGCGGGAACACGATCGCCCTCACCGACCGGAACGGGGGCAACTCTCCGATCGGGTTCGATGATCAGTGGGTGGGCAACGTCCTCCTCCGGGTCAAGACCGGGCGCACGTTCCTCGTCTCCGACTCCGTGGCGGCGACGGGCGTGGTCACGCTCGACGCGATTTCCACGATCGCCGCGGACGAGGACTTCGAGTTCCGGCTTACGGAACCCCTGTCGAACACGCGCACGACGACCACGCGCTACGCCATCAGCGCGGTGGGCGGCGGGACGATCACCTGCGGAGCCTCGAACCCGATCAGCGCCGACAACCAGTACGTCGATTGGTACGCGCGGGTCTGGGACGCCTCCTCGGGCGGCTCCGTCATCCTCACCACGCGTGTGAGCGCGTCCGTCGCAGCCTCGGACGTGCTCACCGTCGCCAGTATAGCGGGCGTGACCACGGCGCACTTCGTGGAGTTCATTCAGCTCGACGGGGCGGGCGAGCTCCCCGCGTACATCGATCACCCGACCTACGCCGCGGCGGACCCGACCGGGTACGGCATCAAGGTCAAGGAGCTCACGCGAGACGGCAGCGGTGGCGCCGTGAACCTGATGCCAAACAGCTGGATGCGCACGTGGACGACCGGCGCGAACCCGCCGGACGGCTGGGTCAAGACCGGGGGCGGGGCCGTGAGCCGGAACAGTGACCCGCTCTACACGAGATACGGCGGCTACTCGTATCGGTTCACCCCGAGCGCGGCCAGCAGCGTGTTCATCACGACGCCGGTGGCCTGGCCGAACTGGGCGCCGGGCATCACCCGACTCTCGGTGCGCGCGTGGGTGTACTTCACGACCTACACCAGCAACCTGAACTCCATCCTGACCGTCTACGCGGCCACCGCTTCGGGCGGCCTGGGCGCCTCGCTCGGCAACATCACGATTCAACCCAGCGATGGCTCCAACGCCGCGGTCAAGGTGGTCACGGGCGCGTGGGTCGAGCTCCGGATAGAGGGGGTGACCCTCGGCCCCGCCACGGCGCCCTACGGCATTCTCGTGCAGTGGGATGCCGGCGGGACCGCCTCGTCCAACACCGTCGACGGCTACCTCGACACCGTCGAGTGCTATCCGTTCCCGAGCTGCCCGGCCGTGCCGCAGGAGTTCGGCGACGCGATGGCGCTGCTCCAATCCGGCAACAATGACCTCCGTCTCGTCGCCACGCCTCCGGTCTCCTACGAGCTCGAGGTCCGGGACTTGGAGCGCGCGTTCCCAGCAGACTACCCACGGCTCAAGCTCACGCGGGGCGGCAACGTGCGCGCGGCGGACATCGAATATGGGATCGACCCGACCGTGCGGCTCCTGCGCATGGAGCGCGACCTGAAGGAGCCGACGGCGACGAGACTTACGCTGGCGAACCGCCGAACGCTCTTCACCGACATGGCCCTGACCGGCGAGACGACGCCAGCCGCGACGGCCGCGAACGCGGTGGCCGAGGCGATCGCGGCACTGCCGCCGGCCTTCATCTCCGTTGCCGCCGGCGCGACGCTGACCCTCACCTCCGGTGCGGCGGTTGCGGTGGCGGCGGGCACGCTGGTGGCGGTCGTGGATGGATCGTCGGCGACGTTCGTCGGTGCCGGTGCGTCGCCTATTTCGACGAAAGTGAAGATCGGCACGCCATGACGCGCCCTGACTTCTATTACGCAAGTAGAAGTCGGGTAAGGACGTTGCTGGCGCCCGCCCGCTCGGCAATGCTCCGCGCGTGATTCGCGTGAAGCTGATCGCCCTGATCGTCGGCGCGGGCGCCACCGGCGCGACTGCGCTGCTCCAGCTGGCCGCTAGTGAGGACCTCACCTCGGCACTGGAGCACAGCGCCGGCGCGGGGGCTGGCGCGACGGTGCTCACGTACTTCGCGCTCAAGGGGCGGATCGACGGCGCCCATCGCCGGATTACGTCGACACGGGACGAGCTGCACACCCGCCTGGACAAGATCGACACGGCCATCGACGCGAGCGAGCAGACGCTCGCGGGCGTGAACGTGCTCCTTGCGCGCATCGATGAGCGGGAGAGGGAGCGCGAGAAAAACCGCCAGCGCCGCGAGGACGATCGGCAACCCTCATCCCGGAGCATCACATGAATCCCTTTCCGAAGTGGGTTGGCATCGTGTCCGCGATCGGCGCGCTCGCGTCCGGCGTGCTGGCGATCGTCAACGACCCCGCGATCGCCGCCGTGATCGGCGCCGCGGCGCTGGCGAAGGTCGCGAGCGCGTGCGGCCTCGTCGCGGCGTTCTCGCATTCGCTCACCGGCACGGGCGGGAAGCCGTCGCCGTGAGTCCGAACTACCCCGCAGCCTTCCTCCTGGCGGTCGAGCGCGTCCTCATGTCCGAGGGCGGCTACGTCAACGACGCGAACGATGTTGGCGGCGAAACCCACTGGGGCGTCAGTAAGCGCGCATACCCCGCGCTCGACATCAGGGCGCTCACGCGCGACGACGCGATCGCGATCTACTGGCGCGACTACTGGACTGCCGTGCGCGGGAGCAACCTCCCCTTCCCCGTGGCGATCGTCGTGTTCGACGCAGCCGTCAACCAGGGCGTGAAGACCGCGATCCGGTTCTTGCAGTCGGCCCTCAAAGTCCTCGAGGATGGCGTCATCGGCCCGGCCACGATCGCGGCCGCCGAAGCGTCGAGCGATCCGGTCGACCTCGCCGGCCGCGTCTGCCGGCGCCGCGTGATCTCCTACTCCACGCTGGAAGGCTGGGAACGCTACCGCACGAGCTGGGTCCAGCGGACCTTCGACGTGTACCGCGTCGCGATCGAGGCACGGCCGGCATGAGACGCTTCTTCGCCGGCATCGGCGTCCTCCTGGTCGCGTGTTCGCTCGGGCTCAACGTCTGGCTCTGGCACGAGCGGCCACGCGTGGCGGCAGAACTGCAGAGGTTCGGTCTCGTGCGCGAGGACACGGTCCTCGCCGCCACGCTCGACACACTCCGGCGCGAGCGGGTGTTCGGCGACTCCCTGCGCAGCGCGACGGCTCGCCTCGAGCGCATAGCCAGCGTGGCCCGGACGACCTACGCCGAGAAGGAACGGGAACTGCTCGCGACGGTCGAGTCCGCGCGGGAGGCGCTCGGTGCACATCGTATCCCCGTCCCGGTCGTGGAGATAGCGCCGTCGACGGAAACTCAGTCACAGAGCGCCGCGCTCGTTCTGGTCGATTCGGCGAAGCTCGTCGGTGCGCTGCGGAGCTGCCGGGAATCGATCGCGGCGGACTCCGTCGCACTCGCCAGCTGCGCCCTCCGCGCCGACTCCTCCGACGCCCGGGCCGCTCGGGCCGAGCGCGGCATCGTCCGCGCCGACTCCGCCCGCAAGGCCGCCGTCGACTCCGCCGGGACGGTCATCGCCGCGGCCGGCCGCCGCGCGCTGCTCCGCGACGTGAAGGCCGGCGCGATCGGCGCCGGGAGCGTCGCGATCCTCACACTCATCCTGCAGGCCTTCTCCATCATCCACTGATCCCCATGACGCCGAAACTCACATCGGTTTTCGAACCCGAAGCGCCAGACCCCGCGTCTCCCTCCGCCTACACCGCGAAACAATACGCCGCGCTGCCGGCCCTCCGGGACCCGCGCACGGTCGAGGGGAACTACGCCGCCCGCGCGGAGTTCGCCAACAAGGTGATGGCGCCCGACGGTACGATCGTTGACAACGTCGAGCTGGTGCGCGCCGCGACGGTCGCCGATGCTGCGGACAGGGCGGTCCGTGCGGCCGAGGCGTCGCGCACGTTGGCCGACGCGAAGGCCGCCGCGGCCGCGGATCCGGCGAACCCCGCGCTCGCGTCGGCGCAGGTCCGTGCGCGCGACGCGGCGCGACGGGCGGAGATCGTCGCCGACCAGGCGGCCGGTGAGGCGCGGAACTTTCAGGGCCACCTCGACGAGGGGCGCTTCCTGTTCATCGTCGATGAGTTCGCGCGCCCGCAGATCTACTTCCAGTGCGCCGTGCCGGGCAACCCCGACGTGCACATCCCCGAGAAGGAGGCCCAGCCATGACGCTCGACCTCAAGAACAGCACGGCGAACTACATGCTGGACCAGCTCTACGACAACAAGTTCCCCGCGGGTTCGCTGCTCCAGTTCCGAAGCGGGGCGCCGGCGGGTGCGGAGAACGCGGCGGGCGGGACGCTTGGCGCCGAGGTGACCACGCCGGCCACACCCTTCAACGCCGCGGCGAGCGGCAGCAAGACGAAGAACGGCACCTGGAGCGTGGCCGCCACGGCCGCCATCACCATCGGCCACTTCCGGCTCAAGAACGCCGGCGACACCGAGCGCGAGGAGGGCACCGTCACCGCCACCGGCGGCGGCGGGGACCTGACCGTGGACAACACCTCGCTCGCCAGCGCGCAGGTGGTCACGGTGAACACGTACAGCCACACGGGCTGACGGATCGTGGCCGATCGCGCGAAGTTGCTCGCCGAGCTCACCGGGAGCTCGGCCGCGGCGTATGCGGCCGCGGTGGACGGCGGGTCCAACACGGAGCTGCTCGCGCTCCTCGCCACCCCCCACGCGAGCGCCAAGGCCGCGCGCAGTATCCCGGCGCCGGAGGTCCGGGCGGCGATCGCTCCGGCACTGAAGGGGCTCGACGCGCTCAAGCTGCAGCGGCTCTCCGTCCTGCTGGCCGCAGGCGACGTCAGCCTCGAGGAAACCGCGACGGTGGCTGAGCTCAAGGACATTCTCTCGGGCGACTCCTCCGTCCTCGATGCGCTGAGCGCGCTCGCCGAGCGACCGCAGACCGTAGCCGAGGCGACGTGCGACGGTCCCGTCACCCTCGAAGATCTCTGGGCCGTGCTGCCCCAGATCCCGACCTCTCTTCACGCGCGGTATCTCGCGGGGAAGGTCTAAGTGTCCAGCAAGCTCCTCGAACACGAAGAAACTGCGATCACGTGGAAGGACTCCGGCGGCACGGAGTTGTTCACGGGCACCTCGCTCGCCTCCGGCGCCGGCCGGCAGGGGGCGTATCACGACTTCGGGACGGCGGCTCGGGCGCGCCGCGGCGTCCTTCGGGTCGCGCTCAAGCCCGGAGGGACGCGCGTTGTTGGCGAGCGCATCGAGGTCTACTGGGCGACGTCCGACGGCACGTCGCCCGACAACGACGACGGCACGGGGGACATTGCGGTCAGCGCGCAGGACAAGCTCCGCAACTTGTGGCCGGTCGGCGTCATCCAGGTCGACGAGAACGCGGCGGTCGCCATGGTCGGCTCATGGGATCTGGACATCAGTGCGCGGTACGGGGCACCCGTGCTCTGGAATGCGACCGCGAACGCGCTCTCCGCCACGGCTGGCGACTACGTCATCAGCTGGACGCCCGCGCCCGACGAAGCGCAGTAACGGATGGCGTCGACTCGGACGCCGGGGCCGCCCTCTCGTCTCTCCCGGGCCTACGCGGACGGGGGGACAACGCAGGGGCTACAAGCCAAGGCGAGTCGGTTGTACGCCGAGCTTGGCGCCGTCTCGGTCGCCATCTGGATCTACCGACTGGCGGCGCTTGGCGCGAATCGCACGTGGCTGGGGTGCGCGGGAACCGCGACCGGGTGGCAAATCACGACCCGCAGCAGCAGCAACCTGACCCGATTTCAGAGCAACCTGACGACGGTCAAGAACCGTGAGTCGAGCACGATACTGGCCTTGGGGGCGTGGACCCACCTGGTGCTGCGCGACTCGGCGTTGGGCAACGTACTCGACTCCACGATCGATTTCGTGTTCAACGGCGCGGTGGAGGCCGGCACGTCCATTGGGAACGGGACAGGGACCAAGACGACGGGCACCCCGACACTATTGACAGCCGGCGCGCAGGCGAACGGGGCAGGAGCGCCGTTCTACGTCGGCCCGATCGCCATCTGGGGCCGGAAGATCGGCGACAACGAAGCGCGGCAGTTGTTCCTCGGCGCCTCGCCACGCGACTTCTCGTCGGGGCTGGTGGGTCACTGGGGGATGGACGGCAGCGAGGGCCACGCACTGGAACCGGACCTGAGCGGCGTGGGCTTTCCACTGGTCGCCTTTTCGACCGCGGCCCCTCGATGGGGGCCGCCGGCGCCACGGTGGATGTCCGTGCCCCGGCGCACAGTCTTCGCGCCGACGGGCAGCGGTATCACGGCCGACGCCTCGCTCCCCGTCCCGCTCCAGATCTCGGCGGCCGCGGCGCTCACCGTGCAGGCCGATGCCGCGATTCCGGTATCGCTCGGCATCTCCGCGACCGCCGCGCTCGCGGTCCAGGCCGACGCGGCGATGGCCGTCCCGCTCGGCACCTCGGCCACGGCGGCCCTTGCGGTGGCGGCCGTGGCGACGATGCCCGTGCCGCTGGGCTTCAACGCCACGGCCGCACTCACGGTCACGGCGGACGCCACGCTCCCGGTGCCGCTCGGCTTCACCGGGGTCGCATCGCTCGGCGGCCTCGGGGCGGACGCCACGCTCCCGGTGCCCATCGGGTTCTCCGCAACCGCGACACTCGCCCTGGCAGCGGACGCCGCCCTCGCGCTACCGCTGAGCCTCAGTGCAACCGCCGCGGTGCAGACGCTGGCGAACGCGGTGCTGCCCGTGTCGCTCGCCTTCATCGGGACGGCCGCTCTGCCGGTCGCGGCCGCTGCCGTGCTCGCGGCCTCGCTCAGGCTCTCCGGGACCATCATCATCGGCGCGATCGGCGTGCCCGGGCCGGAGCCCGGCACGGTCGCCTTCCTCAGTCTCGCCCCAGCGGCATCCCTCGCCGATCCCGGCGCGACCGCGTCGCTCACCGCGCTTGGCGCCACCGCCTCAATGGAGTAACCCCGCCCCATGGCCACCACGATCACAATCCCTTCGGGCGACACCGCGCCGGACATCGTCGCCACGCTCTCCAACGCGAGCGGTGTGCAGGACCTGTCCGGCGCGACCGTCACGCTCCGGCTCAGGCTCCAGGGCACGAGCACGCGGCTCTCGCTCAGCTGCACCGTGGACAGCCCGGGCAGTGGCGGCACGGTGCGTCACGTGCGGGTGAGCGGCGACAACCTCGTGCGCGGCACCTACGAGGCCGAGTTCCACGTCGTGTTCGCGGGCGGCGCCGTGCAGACATTCCCGAGTGCGGAGGCGAACACGATCGTCGTCCGCGATCCGATCCCCGTTCCATGAGGCGCACCCCATGAAAAAGTTCTCATGAAAGCTCTCGGGCTGCTCGTGCTTGTCGCGGCCACCCTTCCTGCGCAGTCGGTCGCGATCTGCCACGCGATCGCATTCGTCGGCACGGGCTCGCTCGGCGTCCCGCTCCGCGCCGCCTACTGGACGCAGACCGGCCGGCCCGCGGCGAAGCCGTGGACGTGGCGGAGTGGCGACACGACCGTCGCCCGCGTCTCGTCGACGGGCGTCGTCACGGGCCTGAAGGACGGCGAGACATGGATCGAGGCGCGCACGGGCACCCGGGCCGTGAAGGCCTGCGTGCGCGTGTTCGCGAGTCGCCCCGTGAACGCGAGCCCGTCAGGGGTTCCTCCCGTGTCGCGGGCGCTCGCGAGCCGCTCGCCGCCGTGAGGCAGGCGCGGTCCCTCGCCGCCATCGCGAGCCCGGAACGGCAGCACCGCGCCACCTGCGGCGCGTGCGGGCAGCCATGCTCCGGCGCCGGTGACATGCTCTGCGTGGAATGCCTGCCGATGCTCCCGGCATGGGCCCGACGCCTCTACATGGCCTGCTGGCGCTCGTGGCAGGGGAAGCTCATTCCCTCGGCGCGGATGCTGTCCGTGCGCGACCGTTGCGTCGCCGCAGTGAAGGCGCAGCTCACGCCGCCCACAGCGTCGACATGCGAACGGGTGCTCGCCGTGGTGCGCGAGTCACCCGGTCTCCGGATGGGCGCGATCGCCGCGCGCGTCGGCGGGAGCTATCGCGCGGTCGCGATCACGCTGTCCCGGCTGAGGCGGAACGGGCTCGTCGTCGCGGAGCTCGACCGACCGGGGCAGATGCGCGGATGGGGGCGCTACCGTGTGGCGAGTTAGGTCGGAGACCGTCCCCGGATGTCGAACGCCCCCGCTTATGGCTGCTGCCTGAAGAGCGAGCACCCTTCGCCGGTGAACCCAGATCCTTGCAGCGTCGACGTCATTTGGTTGCTATAGACGGTCGCCTGCAGGTTGATCGGTTGAACCGTGCCGGACGTCATCGTCGCTCCAAGGGTCGTGCCGTTGAAGGTTCCGGTGATGGTCAGTGCCCTCGTGCCGGTCGGAGTGTTCGTGATGGTGCCGCTGCCGTTCACGATGCCGCCGCTTTCGAGAAGAGTCATCGTCAACGTCTGCTGTCCACCAATACTTCCCGTCCACGTACCGTTCACCGACAGCTTCGGCGCCGTGCTCTTCGTACATCCGGCTGCCGAGATCAATGCAAGGCCGACGAACAACAACACGGTGAATCGCCGCATACTCACCATCCGCTGAAAAGAGTCCCTTATCTCCGTCACTCACCAACCTCGGCTTCTGTGCTCCGCGCGGGGTGACCGGCCTGGCCTCGTGGTGCGCGGGGCTGTGCGCCGGAGGTAGGCGAGAGGTCACTTCTCAGCAGCCCTTCGCCGTCGATCGCGTGTATCCCTCCTTCTTGGCCTCGTCCTCGGACTTGAAGTAACGCAGGTTCAGGGGGCTCAAGTCCTTCGCGCTCGCACAGTCAGGTTTGTAGTACAGGCGGCCTCTGGTTGATGCGACCCAGCGGGTTGGAATCGTATCGGCGGCGCTGTCCTTGGGTGGGGCGGGCTTCTCGCTGGAGGTGCTGATCCGGCAGACTTTGTTCGCCGCGATGCACGTTCCGCCGCACGGGATTCCCTTCTTGCAGTTCCGCTGTGCGCTCGCTGCGATCGGAGAGCACAACAGGAACGCCAAGCCTAGCGCATGGACTCTTCGCATACGTTGAAGACCTCGAATGGGGGATGGCTCAGCCATATTCAGCGTGGAACGCCTCCTCAGAACTGGTCGCGTACATAAGCCCTTCGACGAGCCCGAGCAGCGCGGGAATGAACGTCCAGAAAAAGAGCAGATAGAGCACGCCCTGCCCCGCGCGATCGAGGTAGAACTTGTGGGCGCCGATTCCGCCCAAGAGCAGCGCGAGGATGGTCGCGACACCGCGACTCTTCCGCGGGAGCACCTTCGCCTTCGCGAGGCGAGGGTGGCCGCACTCCGGGCAAGCAACGGCCGTGTTCGCGATCTCCCTTCCGCAGGCTGGGCAGGGAACGAGAAATGGAGCAGCGGCCGCTGCTGGAGTCCATGTGGTCTCCTCGGATGGCGCTCTAGCCCTTGAGATCGCCCAGATGACGAGTCCGCCAGCCACGACGAGAAAGAGAACCTCTGCACCGGCCACGGCTCACCACCCTTGGAGAAGTCGCGTCGCAACGTACTCCGCATCGTCCTCGCGCCGATCAGGAGCACCCAGGTCGCGCATTGTGTAGATGACAGGTTCGTGCTCGGAGTGGAGCCAATGGTGCGCGAGTTCATGCGCGCCGCGGTAGGTATGGCGCCGCGGGTGCAGCTCGCAGTTGAGCACGATGACGGACGTGCCGAGGGCAGATAGTAACACCGCATCGACGGAGAGGGGACCTACCGTTATTGAGACACCCTCGCGTTCGCAGACCTGGCGGAATCCCTCCCACGACAAGGGCTCGCGAAGCTCGGGGTGACGGGTGCGTTTCCCCTCGAGTAGAGCGTCGAGCTGTGCCTGCGTCGCCATCGTCCGACCCCTCTATCTCGCCTTCACCATTCTCCCGCGCGCACGTAGCCACGCGCGCGCGCCGATCTCGATTCCATCCAGCTCCTTCAGGTCCTTCGGCGCCCCGCCCGACCAGAGCGCCTGCAGCTGGGAGTCGAGCATCCAGCCCCTCACGATCGCGATCTCCTCATCGGTCGCTCCGACCTGCTCTGCTTCAAGCTGTAGCCGATAGGTACGAGATCGCCATCCCTTCGGCCACCCCGGCTCGTAGTCCGGAGCGCGAGGCTCGGACACGATCGCCTTCACCGCGCCGCGCGGGACGGGATCTCCAGCTCCGTACTCGAGCCAGGCCGGATGCAGATCGAGGACCGCTGACATCTGTTCGACCATCTCCCGGTCAGGAGCCTGCGAGCCCGTCCGCCACTTGCTGACGGTTGTTTCGTGCACGCCGAGCTTCTCGGCGAGGGCCTCGTTGCTGATGCCCGCGCGCCGCATCGCTGCACGTAGGCGTCCGCCAACGCTTGCTAGGTCGCTTTCGATGTTCGGCTTACGGTGTTTCTTGGCGTTCAACGTAAGTTCCTCTTGACTTTCTTGGCGTTGGACGCCAACTTCTGGCGGCACGGATACATCCTGACCACGCACCCCCGAGGAAAATGCCACCGGCCATCCCGATCAGCAAGCGACTCGTCGGCACGAGCGCCGCTCTCCTCCCCGAGGAGATCGAGACGGTACAGCTCGCCGCCCACACGAAACGGATGACGATGTCGCAGTTCATCCGTGGCGCGTCGGTCAGGGAAGCCACCCGCGTCCTCCGGCGCGCCGCGCGCCAGAACGGCCGAGCGCTCGCGAAGGCCGGCTGACACGATGCGCCTCCCCGCCCCGATCGCCTACCAGCCGCCGGCGGCTGCCGTGGCACCGAACGGACTCCGCCGCGAGATCTCCGAGATCGCCGCGAAGGTCCTCGCCGAGGCGCAGGGCCTCACGCCGTCCGACCGGCAGTTCCTCGGCGACGTCCAGCGCGAGGAGCGGTATCAGGGCCGCTGGATCACGCGGCTCGTCCTGCTCGGCGCGAAGTGCCCCGAGGACAGCGACGCCTTCGCGATCGCCGCGCGCCTCGAGGCATGGGTCCGCGCCGCGCGCGCTCCACGGCGAGGGGCCCTCACGCTCCGCTCCGCGATCGAGGACGAGACCCGGGCGCAGGGCGAGGCCGACTTGGCGGAGCTCGAGGCGGCCATTGCCCAGGATGACGTCGGCGTGCTCGCCCGGTGCGAGCGGTCCTTGCTTTCCCATCGCGCGAAGCTGGACGCGCTGCTCGAGACGGTGCAGGTCCGCCGGGCGCAACTCGTGGGAGCGACCGCATGATCACGCAATCCGACGCCGTCGACGACGGCCCGCTCCCCGAGAGCTGGTTCTGCGTGCCGTGCGGCAGGGTGCAGATCACGGAGATCGTCGACGGCGCTGAGGTCTGCGTCGCGTGCAAGACGCCGGTCGAGCGGCACCTCGCATGACATCGATCCGCCCGCCGGCCACGGCCACGTCGCTCCTCGCCGTCCGCGCGAACGTCGCGTCGGACCTCTCCCGCTCTGAGCAGCGCATCCGTTCCCTGCTCGAGCAGTTGCGCGCGGAGGCCACCGAACGCGTGAAGCTCGAGCTCCTGGCTGCGGTCGCGGACGTCACGGCGGTCGAGTTCGTGCGGCCGGAGCCGGACGTCGTCGACGAATCCGTGCGGCCGCTCATGAGACGCGGCGCCGGCTAGCACCCGGCGGTCGGCAGCACCCGCCCCCACGAACCACCCTCCCCGAGGATCCCACGATGGCGACAGCAGCGAGACCACAGACGCAAGCGGCAGTGCAGTGGGGCCCGGCACCGGAGGGGTTCGACAGCCTGGTGGGGAGCTTCGATCGCATTCGCCGACAGTGGCGCGTGACCATCGGCGCCGAGGCGACGACGGCCGCGGTGAAGGGGCTTCCCGGCGAGGCGCTCGACGTCGTCTTGGACGCCGCGATCGAGCAGCTGAAGCACAGCATCGCGGTGGCGCCCCGATGACGACCGCCCTGGCACGGCCCGCGGCCGCCGAGCCGCTGGCCATCAAGCGCGATGCCGTCGCCCTGACCTTCGAGGCGGCGCGCGAGCAGATCATCCCACTCATCCCGAAGGGCGAGACGCTCGAGCGGGTGATCGCCACGGTCCAGCTCGCGATCGCGAACGAGCCGAAGCTCGCAGGCTGCACGCCGCAGTCGCTCTTCACCGGCACCTGCCGCGTCCTGCAGTGGGGGCTCGAGATCGGCACCACGGCCTATCTCGTGCCGTTCGGCAACACCGCGACGGCGATCGCCGACTACAAGGGCCTCGCCGAGCTGATCGTCGCGAGCGGCTGCGCGCGCGCCGTCCAGGCGTTCTGCGTCTACGAGGGCGAGCATTTCATCTACGTGCAGGGCACTGAGGCAAAGATCGAACACATCCCGAGCCGGGAGTCAGAGGGGCGCGTGAAGATGCTCGGCTCCTACTGCGTCATCCGTCTTCCGTTCCAGCAGTCGATCTTCGACTTCTTCCCCATGGGCGAGATCGACGCGGTGCGCCGGAAATACTCCCACTCGTGGAAGAGCGGGCCGTGCCCGCCCTGGTGGGCGAAGAAGTACGCGATCCGCCAGGTGGCCAAGACGCTCCCGAAGTCTCCCCGCATCAAGCACGTGCGCGGAGTGATCGACGAGGACGAGGCCGCCGAGGCGCTCGTTGCCCCGGCTGCCGAGGTCAGGCCCTCGGCGCCGGCGCTCGCGGCCGCCCCGGCCGTAGCGGCCTCGCCGGCGTTCGAGGAGCAGGAGACCCGGCGCCAGCGGCCGGTGCTCGACATCAACCTGCCGAACTGGAAGGACCACCCGCTCGCGGGCAAGCCCATCCGCGAGATCTCGAACGACGACCTCGGGACGCTCGTCGCGCAGCTGCGCGACGCCGGCGGCCTGAAGTACGCGTTGCTCCGCGACGCGATCGACGCGGAACTCGATGCGCGCCGCGAGGAGCCCGCGTGACACCCACCCCTGAGGCGAGGCCCATGGATCCCGTCGACACCAGCATCCCCGTGAAGCTCGAACCCGAGAAGCCGTCCTTCCTCGAGATGTTCAGGAGCCTCGAGGACGGCGTCCTGGACGCCGACCTCACCGAGGACATGGTCACCCTCGTGCACGACATGCGCGCGCACGCGCTCGCCACCGGCAGCAAGCCCCGGGCGAAGATCACGCTGACGCTCGAGATCAAGCTCGACGGCGGAATCTTCGAGGTCGTTCCCGGATACAAGGTGAGCCCGCCGAAGAAGCCGCGGTCGCGTTCGATCTTCTACCCGACGAAGGACAACGGGCTCTCGCCGAACAACCAGGCGCAGGGCTCGCTCTCGCTCGGCCCGCCGAAGGACGTCACGGGCGGCCGCCCCCTGAACATCGCACGCTGAACCACCAACCCTGAGGCACGCGCCACATGGACGACCTGGACGAGAGGGGTACGTCGGCGATCGCCGACGTCATCGCGGAGATCGAGAAGCTGCACGGATTCGAGATCAAGACGGTCATCGACCCGAACGAGGATGTGACAGCACCGGTCGCCGTGGTACCCTCCGGCAAGACACTGGAGAGCGTCGCGCGGTTCCTGGACGAGTACCGCGCGAGGCCCGCACGCCGGAAGGGGCAGGCGACGCTGCGCGATCGCGCATCCTTCATCGCGCACACGAACGCGTTCAAGGACGAGCACTCGGCGATCTTCGCCGTCCCCGATCGCTCGAACCCTCGCCTCCTCGCCGTCCTCGACTACAACGAGGGTGGCGGCATCGCGGACACCACCCCACGATTCGGCCAGCACCGCGCCCTCTACCGCTGCGAGCTTTCCGACCAGTGGAAGACGTGGACCGCGCGCGACGGGAAGCCGATGACGCAGGGCGACTTCGCGGAATTCCTCGAGGACCACGTCGAGGACGTGTGCCTCGTCGACGGCCCGCACATCAACGAGCTCGCACAGCTACTGGAGGCGCGCGTCGGCGGGCCCTCGGCCCTGCTCAAGCTTTCGCGTGGCCTCCAGATCAGCGTGAACACCGCGGTGCACAATGCCGTGACGCTCGCGACGGGCGAGGTCACGGTCAACTTCGCCGAGGCGCACAAGGACGGGAGCGGCGGCCCGATCACCACGCCGAACCTCTTCTTCCTCAACATCCCCGTCTTCCAGGGCGGCGATGCGTACCAGGTCGCGCTCCGTCTCCGGTATCGCCTCGCGGAGGGCCGCATCCAGTGGAGCTACTCGCTCTACCGGACGGACAAGATCTTCGACGACGCCTTCACGGGCGTGGTCGAGAAGGTCCGCGAGGAGTGCGAGATCGCGGTCTACCTCGGCGAGCCGGAGGCGTGAGCCATGCCGAAAATCAACCTCGGGGACAAGGCGAAGGACTCGATCACGGGCTTCTCGGGTGTGGTCGTTGCGCGAACCGAATGGCTGAACGGATGCATACGCACGACCCTCCAGCCGCAGGGCCTCCGAAAGGATGGCGGGGTTCTCGTGTCGGAGACGTTCGACGACACGCAGCTCGTGCTGGTCAAGGCCGGCGTGATCACGTCTGGCGGCCAGCGCCTGCGGGAACCGGCGGCAGCGCACAGCGGCGGCCCGCGACCGGCACCCGCCTCGCTCCCGGGTCCGATCGCTCGGTGACGAAGAACCGCATCCTCCGGGAGATCGAGACGGGCCTCGAGCAGCTCGCTGAGGAGGTCCGTCGCAGGAAGGGCATTTCCACGTCCGACCCGGTCGCCGACGGCATCGCCTACTCCGTGGGCGAGCTGCGCGCGCGCCTGCTCACCGTCACGGCTCCTGGTCAGGAGCTCACACCGGCGGAGTGGGGCGCGGAGCAGGACCCGCCGGTCACGGAGCAATGTGTCCGGAACTGGATCCGCCGCAAAGAGCTCGAGGCGCGGACGGGCTCGAAGGGATTCCTGATCGCTGCCGGCGCCGAGCGCCGGCGGCCGGAGCGCAAGAGCGCATGAACGCCGGCACCGCCGCGGCGCTTCGCTTTCAGGCGCGCCAAGACGCTGTTCGCCACTGCGAGAAATGCGGTCGCCCGACGGAGCGCCTGCGTCGCTGGTGCACGCGCTGCGCCAAGAACCGCGAGAAGCTCGCCGCCAAGCAGCGCACGTACTACGAGCGCAACCGCGAGAAGATCGCCGCCAAGCAGCGCACGTACTACGAGCGCAACCGCGAGAAGATCGCCGCCGGGCAGCGCACGTACCGAGAGCGCAACCGCGAGAAGATCGCCGCCGGGCAGCGCACGTACCGAGAGCGCAACCGCGAGAAGCTCGCCGCCGGGCAGCGCACGTACCGAGAGCGCAACCGCGAGAAGCTCGCCGCCGGGCAGCGCACGTACCGAGAGCGCAACCGCGAGAAGATCGCCGCCAAGCAGCGCACGTACTACGAGCGCAACCGCGAGAAGATCGCCGCCGAGCAGCGCACGTACCGAGAGCGCAACCGCGAGAAGCTCGCCGCCGGGCGGCGCGCAGCGTGGCGGCTAAAGCCGCCACGCTGCGCGGGGTGCGGCCGGCCGCTCGAATACCAAGGGCGAGGGCGGCCGCCCGTTTTCTGCGCGAACGACAAGCCAGGTCAACGCCGGCGTGCGCAGAACTGCGATCGACGAATGGTCGCCGGGGCGGTTGGCTGAATGCCCCGCAAGCGCCCGCGTGTTCGGTGGGAGGGCCGGCTTGGCGTCTGGCCGCACGTCGTCTGGTACGGCGAGCGGCTCGACAAGGGCGGCGTGTGCTACCTGCGCTGGTGGGTGCCCTCGCGCACGAACTGGCAGTGGGAGAGCTGTCGCACGAAGGTGCGGACCGCCGCCGGCGCGCTCTCGGCCGGGCACCAGGACCAGGTGATCGAGCTCGCGAAGCGGCGACACGACCTCCTGCTCGGCCACATCACCGAGGACCCGCGCGCGCAGCTCGCGCCGATCACGCTCCGACAGACGTGGGCGGTGATCACCGAGCCCGACAGCGGCCGCTTCCCGGCGCGCACGCCCTACCGCGACTCCCTCGAGACCGCGATCGATGACGCCACCAAGGTCCTCGGCGCCGACTTCGCCTGGCTGCACTTCGACGAGGCCGCGTTCACGCGCGTGACGCGTCGGAAGGTGCACGACGCGCGGAAGCGCGGACACACCGGCTATCGGGCGGCCGTCGCCCTGGGCACGTCGCTGATCACGCTGATGGGGCTGCTTCGGGAGGCGAAGCGCCTGCCGGCGAACATCGCGATCCCGGGCGGCCGGCGGTGGCGGAAGGACCTGCTGCGGTTCGTGGCGGACCTGCAGGGCGGGATCGAACCCGAGATCCAGCGCCCGCGGCATTCGGCGGACGAGATGCGCGCGATCATCGGGAGGGCGCCGCTCGTGGACCCGCGCTTCGCGCTCATGATCGCCCTGGGCGCCGAGCTTCGGCTCGGGCAGGTGCGGCGCGCGCGACGGTCACACCTGGACATGGAGAAGGGGCTCTTCCGCACCCCGGGCCGCGGCGACAAGCGCGGCGCGCTCGTGGAGCTCACGCGTGGCCAGCTGGTGGCCGTGCGTGGCGCGCTGGCGGGCTATCTCGCCCCGATGGAGGCCGCACTACCGGACTACCCGCTCTTCCCGCAGGGGATGCTCCTGAAGGAGCTCGCGCAGCCTGAGCGGCATGGGAGCGCGGAGCCGATCGACAAGCGGACGGTGAATGCCTGGTTCGTGGCGGCCGAGAAGCTGGCCGGCGTCGCGCACGTGAAGGGTCGCGCGGCCTACGGCCTGAGGCGTCGCGCGGTGGACGAGGCGATCGCGGCGGGCATCACGCCGGACGGGCTGCAGCAGCTCGGCGGCTGGTCGTCCGACCGCATGCCCCAAACGATCTACCGGGACAAGAATCGCGAGATCGCACGCGGCGAGGCAGCGGCGCAACGGGCGCGAATTCGGGGCGAAGATGTACCCGTTTCGTATCCTGCGCCCCCAACCGGACACACGCGTCAGAAACCAGCGAGGCACAAGTGATGCTGATGCAGTGGCTTAGGAAGTGGAGCGGACCGGGATCGAACCGGCGACCCCCTGGTTGCAAATCAAGCCTCAGCGGGCAGGAGGGGCCATATCCTGCACACTCATTTAACAGTAGTGGTCGGGGCCCTTCGTTTGGGACCCTGCTCGGGGATTGGGGGCGTTCCGTACCCCCAACGTATCCCGCCGAAACTACCCACAAAGCGGGCGGATTTGAACCAACGACCGGCCAGCGCCGCGACGTTGACGACGCGGACAACTACACTGGAGCGCTGTTCGCTCTCGCGCTTTGCGGGTTTGCCCTGTTCGCCATCCGAGAGCGGCGTGAGCGACGATGAATCGCTCACGCCGTCGCCACGGCTGCGCCGAAGATGTCCTCGTTCATCCGGTTGTTGTACCGGAACGCGGCCTCGGCGACGTAGAGCGGGAGGTACTTCTCCGTGACCTTGTGGAAGCTGCCGACGATGCCGCGCTTCAACTGCGACCAGAATCCTTCAATACCGCCCTGTGGCGGGCCGGTGAGCGCCCGAATCCGTACACCCGGCCGGGGCTCGGCGCATGAGCGGGGTCCAGTGCTTCCTCGTGCGCAAGACGGACCTCGTCGAGGTCGCGCTGCGCCGTTTTTCGTTCGCGAAAGACGTGCCGGAAGGTGGGTGCGAGCACGAGAGCGGCTTCAAGGTCATCCTCGAACGCGCTCAGGCTACGGAGTGGCTCGTTCCGCTCGACGATGGAGTGATCGAGTCGTCACGCAACCTCGCGCCCGAGGACGAACGGTGGCCGCTGATGTGCCCGAAGTGCGGCAAGGAGTTCCCACCGGACTCAACGCGACAGGTGTGGGTCAAGCCGGTGTATGAGGGCGCGCCGGACGGCGTGCTGCGTTCGCTGCGCAATCTGCTGCCGGGCTCGATGTACGACTCGCTATGGGAGACGCGATACGATGGCTGGCACCACGCCGACGGCCACGCGTGGACGGTCGTGCTCCCCGATGGGGTGCACTGGAACATCGACAGGGTTGCCCGGCACGGCGGCAGGTGGGAGCGCACCGGTGAGCCGCCGGAGCTGACCGTGTCGCCGAGCATCCGGACGGGCACGTATCACGGCCATCTCGTCGGTGGCGTTTTGCGGCCATGCTGAAACGTCCTCATTTCCACCAACGAACCCTTGGAACTGAATAACAAACTCACCGCACCACTCTCCCTTTCCCAAGAGGACCAGCTCCATGAAGAAGCCCCGCAAGCCCCTGCCCACCATCCTCCGCCAGGGCGACGTGCTCCTGGTCGCCGTCGCCGGCGGACTGCATCGGCCCGCCACGGTCTCCCGCGACCGGGGCCGCATCGTACTCGCCTACGGCGAGGTGACCGGCCACAGCCACGCGATCGCCGAAGAGGGCGCGCACCTCACGGTGCTCGACCACCGAAGCGAGATGGCCAACGCCGTGCGAAAACTCCTCGCCGAGGTCGGGCTCGTGACGGAGGTCCGCGACGAGGACGTTGTCGGCGTCCTCGAGGTGTCGGCCCCGGCCGAGCTCGTGCACGAGGAGCACGCGGCCGTCGTGCTCGAGGCCCCGCACTACGTCGTGCTCCGCCAGCGCGAATATAGCCCCGAGGCGATCCGGCAGGTCGCGGACTAACCGCGATGGGTCGCACGCGGATTGACCAGCTCGCGGACAGCGAGCGCGCCCGGTTCGACGAGTGGGCCGATCGGTGGATCGCGATCGGCCTCCGCACCGGGCCCGCTGACCGCGAGAAGTTCGTGGCCTCAGTACGAGACTGCTACCGGTTTGCCGGCATCCCGTTCCCGGAGGTCGTGGTGTGGGTGCCGTCGCCCCTGGTGCTCGCCTTCGCCGCGCCCGCGGCGGCCTTGGCGATCGAACTGATCGAGCGGGCGCGCCGGAGCGGCTTCCCGCTCCGGCGCGGCGCGGTGCGCGACGCGGTGGACGGCGCGGTGGACGGCGCGGTGGACGGCGCGGTGGA